ATGCTGAGGCTATTAGCTGGTGCAAGCACCGGCGTAACCTAGTATTCCAACTATTAAGTCGGACTTCTCAAGACGGAGTGTTCACTAAACAGGTGCCACTACCTAAGGATTTAAAGTTTCTGCAGAACGGAGAAGAGTATTCAGTACCTTTTTTGAAGCTACTTCTTACAATTCTTTATTCTAGCAGACCTTTGAAGACCCAGGCTGAGTGTAGTTTTAGTACCATTATCGGAGAGAAGACTTATAAAAAGTCCCTGCCCTTTAGTAGAAAAGACTACAAACAGTTCTGGATCACCCTTGGGTATGACCCCCGTCATCGACCTGTCAAAAGTATAGAGTTCAGAGGTTACCACAGGACTACTAAAGCTGGCCCTAACGGGCACGCTTTAATGTATTGCTTACACGACTTATACACTATTTATATGAATAATACTCGATTACTCGAGGATATCTATATAATAGGTGGTAGGAAGTTACAGCGTAACATTAGCGTAATTCTGGAGTACCTAGAACCCTTAAAGAAAATATTTAATATCTCTGAAGGTATACTGCGAAAATTGTTTTATTTCGCTGATCGTGAAGGTAAAACCCGTGAAGTAGCATTTTTTGACTACTTCTCACAAACGGCGTTAAAACCTTTGCATGAGTACCTTTTTAAGGCATTAAAGAAAATTCCTCAAGATTATACTTTTGATCAAACTGGTTTTGAAAACACTCTCACCGGTAATGACTGGTACTATAGTATAGACCTTACGGCTTTTACTGATAGATTTCCAGTTGAAATTAACTTTAAATTATTACGAGCTAGGCTAGGTGCTGAAAAAGCATCTGCTTGGCTACGAATAATGACAGTTAGTTTCCCAACAGATAGTGGAGAAATCCGCTATGCTGTCGGTAACCCGATGGGAGCATATTCCAGCTGGAACTCAACAACACTTTCACACCATTTTGTGGTATGGAAGGCCTGCAAAAACTTAGGCATCGATTGGAAGAAAGCACCCTATGCAATGCTAGGCGATGACTTAGTCATTCGCTCAAAAGCATTAGCCTTAGAGTACTGTCGACTGATCCGATTGTGTGGAGTTACCTGGTCGAAGGAGAAAACGCACGTATCACCATACTTCTTAGAGTTCGCTAAGCGGCTCAATTGGTGTGGTCATGACGTGACCCCCTTTCCTTTAGCAGCCATGTGGGAAGAGCGAAGTAGTAAAACTACTGGCGCTGTTTCCGTCTACATGAATGCTTTAAGCAAGGGCTGGTTTGATCCTAATGATGGGACGAACGTTTGGTCTGAATATTTCAGGCTTCTGGGTTATCCGCGGCGCTTGCGCCGCAAATGGGTAACTCGTATGCAAGAAATATGGTTAATTATAACCATCTTGCAGATGAAAACTTCGGCACTGGAATTAATTCCTTTTGTGGAAAAGATTTCACCTATTGTGGCTGCAAAGCTACAAG